ACCAGTGGGTCGCCGCCGTGGCCGTCGCGAACGGCACCGCACCCCCCATCGAGGGCGATCCCTTCGAGGAAATCACCCTGGAACAGGACCCGGAGACCGGAGAATGGCTGTCCCCCGAGTAATCCGAGAGCAGATCGAGGCCCAGATGCCCGAGAAGCGCCTGTCTGCGCGGTTCCACACCTTCCCGACCGCCCTGTCAGAGATTTCGGATGCCGCGTACAACCGCAGGATGACCGTCAGGGACTACGTCGGGCGTGCGGCCCTCGCTTTCGCCGTCTTCGACAGCGAGGGCGAACTCATGTGGGACGAACTCACGGAACTGGAGCCGCCGATGACCGACATCGTGCGCCCCGGCTTCGATCGAGACCGGCTTCGCGGACGCGGGCACGGGAAATGGCAGATCGTGAGGCTGAGATGAGCGATGAAGATGACCAGAAGCGACTGTCGGCGGCCGACATCACCCACATGGCGCAGGGCTGGAGCCCGGAGGCACGCGCGGAGGCCGCGAGACTGGTCGAAGACCTGGTGGAAGGTCGGCGTCGGGCTTGGTACTGCGCTTATCCTGGCCGGAACTGTGATGGGAAGCCCCACGAGGGCTACCCGTACCCGCATGCGCGATCTGACCAGTGGCCCCCTCCCGGTACGGACTGGTTCACATGGTTCCTGAGCGGCGGTCGCGGTTCCGGCAAGACCCGAACTGGAGCCGAGTACGCGCGGAAGATGAGCGAGCGCGTCGGGCGCATGGCACTCATCGCACCGACCGGCGCGGACGTTCGCGACACGATGATCGAGGGTGAATCCGGTCTCGTCGCTGTGTGCATGTTCGCCGGGGAGCCGGTGAAGTGGGAGCCGACGAAGCGCCGCATCACTTTCCAGAACGGATGCATTGCCACCACATTCTCGGGCGAAGAGCCCGACCGTCTTCGTGGCCCCCAGCATGGATTCGCCTGGCTCGACGAGCCCGCCCACATGCCGCACATCGAAGAGGTCTGGTCGAACCTGATGTTCGGCCTGCGTCTCGGCAAGCGCCCCCACGTCGTGCTCACGTCCACGCCCCTGCCGACCAAGTGGGTCCGCGACATCCAGGGCCGCGAGAAGACCCGCGTCGTCAGAGTCTCGACCTACGCCAACCTCGCCAACCTCGCGCCGAACTTCCGCGAAGAGGTCGTGAACGCGTTCGAGGGAACCCGGAAGGGTCGCCAGGAGTTGTACGGCGAACTCCTGCTAGATGTCGAAGGCGCACTCTGGGCCGATGAGTATCTCCAGCGGATGGAGCACGGCCTGGTCCCAGAACTGGACCGCATCGTCATCGCGATCGACCCGGCCGGATCGCAGAACAAGCGGTCCGACGAGACCGGCATCATCATGGCGGGGCGCGAGGGGAAGTACGCGCACATCCTCCAGGACGCCTCGGGCAAGTACTCGCCGCAGGGCTGGGCACGCGCCGCGCTCTCGCTGTACCGGGACAACGAGGCGGATGCGATCATCGCCGAGCGCAACTTCGGCGGCGACATGGTCAAAAAGGTCATCGAGACTGAGGCCGAGGCCATGGGTATCAACGCGCGCATCATCGTGAAGCAGGCAATGCGGTCCAAGGCGCTCCGCGCAGAGCCGGTCGTGAACCTCTACGAACAGAAGCGCGTCTTCCATCACAACGACCTCTCGGCCCTCGAAGACGAGATGCTCACCTGGATTCCTGGACAGGGCCAGTCGCCGAACCGCGTCGATGCCCTGGTGTGGGCGGTGGACGAACTGATCAGTTCCGGAGGAATCGGCCGGATTCGCAGTGCCCGAGGCGGTACGATTCCGCCCAGAGACAACGGGTTCCCGTGGGCGCGGAGGTCAGCATGATCCTGGACTGGGAGACCATCCCCGAGAGTGTTGTCGTCGCGCTCGTGGCAATCCTCGGAGTCGCCCGTCTGACGCGCGTCATCGTCTACGACGACTTCCCTCCTGCCGCCTGGTGGCGAGCGAAGTGGACCGACATCACGAACGACGGGCCGTGGGCCAAGTTGTTCACCTGCTGGTGGTGCCTCTCGTCGTGGATCGCGTTGCTCTGTATCCTGTGGTTCATCGCCGGTCTGTACGTGGTGTGGATCGCCTGGGCCTGGTGGATTGTCTGGGGCATGCTCGCCCTGGGCTACGCCGCGACCATGGTCATCGTTCGCGATGAACCGAAAGAGTAGGGGAAAGCATGCCGCGCGTAGCGCAGTTCGAGTCGCAGGTGATCGCGACGCCCAAGGGCCAGGCCGTAGTTGCCGCCGCCCGACGTATGAGCAGTGGCACCAAGAACAACAACTCCTGGAAGAGTCCGGCCGACCGCACCTGGCAGGACAAGGCGTGGCTCTGGTACGACACCATCGGCGAGTTCCGCTTCGCCTGTGCGTGGGTGGGCAACGTGCTCTCGCGCGCCGTGCTCAACGTCCAGCAGGGTGACAAGCCGATCACGACAGGCGATGCGTACGACGCGCTCCACTCCCTCTTCGGTGGTCAGGACGGGCAGAAGGAGATGTTCCGCCAGTTGGGGCTCCAGTTCACCGTCGCGGGCGAGGGCTACATCGTCGCCGAAGACGGCGGCACGGATGTCGAGGACAAGTGGTGGGTCGTCGCTGCCACCGAACTGACCAAGACGGCCGACACCTGGAAGATCGGCAAGAAGGAAGTCAAGAACCCGCTGGTCATCCGACTGTGGCGTCCGCACCCCCGGTCGAACAACGCGCCCGACTCACCGGCACGCGCGGTGCTCCCGGTCCTGGCGGAGATTGACGGACTGACCAAGCACGTCGCCGCACAGATCGATTCGCGCCTTGCGGGCGCGGGCCTCCTGCTTCTGCCGGACAACATCTCCTTCGCGACGACATCGACCACCACGGGTGAGGGTGACGGCACTGTCGGCCAGGCGGCGATCGATCCGTTCCTCGAAGAACTCATGCAGACGATGATGACGGCGATCGCGAATCGCGCCGACCCGTCTGCCCTGGTGCCGATCCTGCTCCAGGCCAACGGCGAGTATCTGGACAAGGTGCGCCACGTCACCTTCTCGTCGCCGCTGGACGAGCAGTCCATCGAACTTCGCCAGGAGGCGATTCGTCGCCTGGCCCTGGGTATGGACATGCCGCCCGAGGTTCTCACCGGAACCGGCGAAGTCTCGCACTGGGGCGCATGGCAGATCGAGGACGCGGCGATCAAGGCGCACACCGAGCCGCTTCTCCAGATCATCGTGCAGTCGCTGACCGAGGGCTACCTCTGGCCGTACCTCGAAGGCCAGGGCATGGATGCCGAGGCGGTGCGCGACTACCACTTCGTCGCGGACACGTCGAAGATGCGCCTGCGCCCGGACCGCTCGAAGGAGGCGGCTGAACTCTACGATCGCGGCATCCTGGGTCCTCGCTCCCTGCTGGTCGAGAACGGCTTCACCGAGGCCGACGCGATGACCGAGCAGGAGCGCGTCGAGTTCTTCAAGCGCAAGGTGGCATCCGGCCAGACGACTCCCGAACTCGTGGCGGCGGCGCTGTCCATGCTCGGCGTTAACCTGCCGGTAGACCAGATCACCGTGAGCGAGCGCGTCCACCCCGCAGTCGGCACGCCGTCACTGGAAGAGCACCCTGAGCGGAATCCTCCGGACCCCACGGCTCGCCGTCACCGTCGCACCGAAGAGGCGGCCATGGCGGAGGTCGTCGTGATCCGCGCCCTGGAGCGGGCGGGCAACCGGATCAAGTCGAAGTACAAGGACCGCATCAGCATGGGGGCAGAGAACGTCGCGCCCCACACGCTCCATCGCTTCACCATGTCGCTGACATCCCCGATGGTCGATGACATCCTGCTGGACGCCTGGACCATCCTGGCGAACCTGCCGAAGATGGAGACGATCACGGCCAAGATGCTCGACGGCTACGTGCGCATGCTCATCTCGAACAACCTGCCTCACGAAAGTCGGACTTTCCGGCAGTACCTCGACAAGGAGGAAGCATGAACGGGCGGCCCATCGAAGTCGGTGACCGGTTCCAGGAACGAGACTCGCGCAACGCCGGTCGGATCGTCGAGGTCCGCGAGGTTGACGACCACGTTGCTCTCGTCCAGAACGAGGTCCATCCGAACAACCCGACCGCTGTCGGCCGTCATTCACACGTCTCCTTCGCCACGCTCTACTCCCGCTTCACGCGCGTCAGCCGATGAACATCGAAGAGTTCGCCGCACGTCGGCGTGCAGAGTTTGTCCGAGTGG